TGGGGGATTTTTCGTGATCACCCGATCCGGCGGCCTCCCTTCAGTTTGGTCGGGCGCAGCCGCCCGTTCTGGACCGGCTGCCCACTGTGCGGCGTGAGCACCGGCGGACCCTCCTGCCGGATGATGCTGTCGCGGGCCGGCAGGCGCATCGCCAGGATGTCGGCGTCGAACGTATCTGGGCTGTGCCCGTGGCGCTTCACCACCTTCTCCTTCGGCTCCAGCTTCAGCACTGGTCCCTTGCTGTCCCAGGACCTCTCGTAGAGCGTCCAGGTCGCTTCGGACCAGCTGCGGGTGAACTGTCGCGGGATCACGAAGACGCCCTCCTGGAGACCTCGGCGGGCCACCCAGTGCATCTCCGTGCGCTGGTTCGTGCATCGCTGCGTTCCGACGAGGTCGCGCCACTGGCCGCTCGCGCCTCGCGCGAAGTTCACGCGGTCCACGAGGCAGCCTCGGCTCGCGAGGATGTCGCAGACGCCCACGAGCCCCGAGTCGTCGATGCTGATGCGCTCGCCGGGGATCGGCGTGCCGTCCCACACGGAGTTCCCTGGGCCGACGCCCTCGACCTCCGTGCCCCACTTCTCCGCCAGCGCGAGGATCGTCGTCGCGATGGTGATCTGGCCCTCGCGGTCGTCGGCGCTCGGCGCGAAGCGGTACTCCTGGCGCTTCTCGCCGTCGACGAACAGCGAGGCGACGCACATGTCCGGGTTGCCCGTGCCGATGTCCACGCCCATCCTCGGGCCTATGGGCCGCAGGTTGCGGCGCTTCGTGCCGAGGGCCGCCTCCAGGGCGGTTCGAGGCACGACGTTCCAGTCGGTGCTGCCGCTCGGGAAGGTGCCGCCCCAGTCCGCGAGCAGGATCGGGTCGTCGGTGTCGTACTGACGCAGGGCCGCCTCGATGTCTGTCGGCTGGACGAGGTACTGCGGCACCGGGTGGTAGACGGCGTCGTAGACGATCCCAGACGGACACGGGTAGTCCTCCGGGTCCAGCGAGCTGACGCGCATCCGGTGCCACTGGCTGCCCTCGCGGAACGCTCTGACGTACTCATGGTCCTCGTCGGCGCCGAGCGTCGGGTTGCCCGTCATCACGAAGTACACGTTCGGCTTCGTCAGCATGCCGTCGAGCACGCGGAACGCCTCGTGGCTGACGCCTGCTGCCTCGTCCACGACGACGAGCAGTCTCGTGCTGTCGTCGTCGGCCTGCGCTGCCATCCACGCCTTGTCCTCCTCGCTCAGGGAGTCTGCATCCGGGTCGCCGGGCACGCTCGGGCTGGCGTGGAAGCCTCGCATGGCGTCCGGGTCGCGGCTCGGCAGGGCCAGGACCCAGTGCCGCTCGTCGATGCGGATCTCGCTGGCGTTGTTCACCTCCAGCGGCAGCGCCTCGGCGGCGTTGGCGATGGCGGCTCGGGCCTCCCCGAGGACGCCCTTCTGGGCCTGCCGCATGGTCGGGCTGATGACCAGCACGCGGCTGGGCTCCTGGAAGAGGAACGCTGCGACGAGGTGCCCGAGGGCGTGCGTCTTGCCCGTGGAGCGGCTGGAGGTGACGGCCACCCGCCGCCGCCGGTACACGCTGCGGATCAGGTCGCGCTGGAAGCGCCACATCTGTAGGCCGCCGGTCCTCGGGTGCCTGAGCCCTAGACGCTCGCGCACGAGCCTTAGGGCTCCGTCTCCAGGCTCATCGTCCTCAGCATCGCGATACTGTAGAAGCCACGGCCCTGCGGCGCCTGCCGGGTCAGGGCTGTGGCTGCTCTGGCCCAGCCTCCGGCGGAGCTTCTCCACCGCCGCCTGTGAGACCCAGGGCTCCTCCGCAGATCTCTGCATCCGTGCGCTCCAGAATCCGTCTTGCTGCATCCGTGTCGACCTCCGTCTCGATGATGTCCGCCATGCGGAACATGAGTGCCATGAACTCCTCCGGGCTGATCGCCCTGGCTGCGTGCATGGCTGTCTGCCAGTAGCGGATCTGGCTCCGGTTGAGCTTGTCCGCCGCCTCGTGCATTCCGAGGAGCGCCCGGCTCTCCTCCACGCCTCGCTCCACGTAGCCGGTCAGGCGGCGAAGGATGGACAGCCCCTCCGCCGGGTCGTCGCGCATCTTCTCAAGGCCCTCGCGGAGCTGCGCCCGGACGCTCTGCCGGAACTCCGGGCTGTCGGCCTGCTCCACGAGGTCCGCGAGCCGGGCCATCGTGGCCTCCTGCACGGCCATCGTTCGCCTTGGGTCGAGCAGCCTCGGGTCGTTGACCCTGTCGCTGAAGTCGTCGTCGAGCTTCTGGAGCGCCTTGCTGTAGCGCCCTGTCTTGAAGTTGGGGGCCTGGAGGCCGCTGAGGCTCTTGCCGCCGTGGTTCCGGCAGCGCCCGTTGGGCATGGCCCTGGCGTGGCAGATCCCGCCTGCGCGGTTCTTCGCCCCACAGATCCCGCCGGTGGCCGAGGACTCGTCCTCTCCTCGCTTATTCATAGGGCTCTGGCCTTGCTCGGGTCGAGCAGCTTGATCTCGTGCCGCCCGTTGCTCCGTTGCCAAGCCTTGGTGACGCCGGGCCAGGTGTCAAGGATCCGCTGGCGCTCTTCGGTGTCGGCTGCCTCCGTGCGCTGCGCGTGCTGCAACCCGCCCTCGTTGGTCAGGTACTTCTGGACCACGGCGTACTCATCGAACCGGAGCACGCTGCCTCCGGCTCTCCAGTGCAGGAGGCTGCGCTGGATGTCGTCCCGGAGGCTGTAGCGGGCCTCGGGGACACGGCTCATGTCTCCTGGCGTCACCTTCTCGGCGTAGGTCGCCCCGTAGATGAAGTAGAGGCCGCTGCGGACATCGGCCTTCATGAAGAACGGGTTGGCGACTGGGTACACCCCGAACAGGGTCACGCCCATCATGTCCGCCAGTGCGGTGCCCTCGTCGAAGAACCGGGCGATGTCGGCGTCCTGGGCCTCCTTGCCACTGACCCTGTAGATCATCCGCTCGATGTCGTCGTCCATGCTCAGCACCCATCCGGCGTCCTGGGCCGCGTATGCCGCTCGGCGGTTGGGGCCTAGCAGCGGCTGGCCGTCGTGGAACGTGACCTGAACGTGCTCGTGGACGCCGGCGTCCTTGGCCGCCCGTTCGTACTGCGGGCGCTCCTGCGGGTCGGAGAGCCACACCTGGACCCTGGCGCCTGGCGCCTGCCTCGCCAGGGTGGAGAGGGTCTTCTTGGCGCACTGCTCGGGCCGGCGGAAGGAGGGGACGATGACGTTCATTGGGAGTCTCGAGGTGCCTGGAAGCTGTCGGTTGCGCGGCGTGCCGCTCGGCTGCGCTCGTCCTGCGGCGAGCCGGCGGTGAGGAACGCGCTCTTGGCGTAGAAGACGATGGAGAACCGATGGCCGCCTCCCTCTGTCCGGTGGATCGGGGTCACGCCGTGCATCGTGCCCTGGCCGTTGAACACAGTCAGGCTGAGGTCGTCGCAGGCGAGGTGTCGGTCGAGGTCCGGCAGGTGAAGCTCGCCTCCGGTCATGCCTTGCCTGAGGACGATCATCGCGGACCAGCTGCCGGCGACGTTGCCGCTGTCCCGGTGGTAGGGCAGCGAGGCGCTGCGGTTGACCACTCCCGAGGTCCAGGGCGTCACGGTGTCGCCGGAGCGCAGCCGCCAGTCTGGGCGGATGTCGGCGGCGAGCCGGCGCTGCTCCTCCGCCACCTTCGGGTGCTGATCGAGGGTGAAGCGCCAAGCGGCTGCGGCTAGGGCGTGTAGGGCGCTGGCTGCGGTCGGCTGGTCGGTGTCGAACCGGCTTGGGCCGCAGCCGAACCGCTGCCGCATGGGGCTGGCCGGGGCGAACCCGAAGGTGAACGCATCGTTCTCGATGCCGGACAGCCTGCCGGTGCTGCCGAACCCACGGTATCCGGCCAGGAACCGGCGGACGCCGGTGGCGAGGGCTCGGTCCTCCCGCCGGGGTAGCTCGACATGGGAAGCCACGAGGGCGCCCGTGGCGTCCAGGAGAGAGACGTTACGGAGAGCCGACTCGGTCTCCGGCCTCGGTGCTGCGAAGTCCTTAGCGAGGACCACGGGCTCCCTGCTGCGGACGCGGATGGTCTGGTGCTCGGTCAAGGTGCGGGGAGCGGGTCCTGGAGCAGCTGGATGATCGTCTCGCTGTACGAGTCTGAGCCGCAACGGTCCCGTGCGTCCTCCAGCTCCTGGGCCACGACCTCGTACAGGCCCTCCGGGAACGGGATGACCAGGCTCCTCATCGCCACCGGGGCTGCCGCGACCTCGCCGCCGGCCTGCTGCACGAGGTCGCCCAGCTCGGCGCCTGGCTCGTCACCGTCGACCTCCCGCCTCAGCCTGTCGAGGTCGGCGGGCTCGAAGCCCAGGGCGTCGAGGAGGTCGCCCTGCTCGGCTGCCTGCAAAGAGGCCAGCAGCTGCGGGCTCCGCCAGTGGGACAGCTCCGCCGTGCGGTTGTCGGCAACGGCGTAGGCCCTTGCGCCGGGTCCGGCGAGGTCGGTCACTCGGCAGGCGATGGTCTCCCACCCGAGGGTCTTGGCGGCTGCGAGCGCGCCGTTGCCTGCCAGCACCACGCCGCTGCGGTCGACGACGATGGGCTTCTGCTGGCCGAACGCCTCCAGGCTGTTCGCGATGGCCTCGATGGCCTGCGGGCCACGGGTCCTGGCGTTGTCCGGGTCCGGCGTGAGCGAGTCGAGTGCTCGGTGCTCGATGGTGCCATCGGGGGTCATGCCTGGGTCTCCGGGTCGATGCCCAGGATGTGTAGCACCACGTGGCTGTTGCTGAGCAGCCCGTGCGCCTTGCGCTGTTCTGCGAACGCTGCGGCTACATCCTCGTAGACCTCCTCGGGGTACGGCAGGACGAGGGAGCGGACGCCTGGGGCTGGCTCGTGCGGTCGCTCCTCCAGTGACGCGCTGCCGGTGTCCTCGTCGTCCTCCTGGGTTGCCCGTTGCAGCCGGAGCAGGTCGCTCTCGTCGAACGCTGTCGAGTCCAGCAGGTCGGCGTTCCGTGCTGCCTCCAGCGCCGCGAGGAGCTGCGCGTCCTTCCAGTAAGCAAGCTCCGCCGTGCGGTTGTCGGCCACGGCGTAGGCCCTGGCCTTGTCCGGCGGCAGGTCGGTGACGAACGCATCCAGCTCGGTCCAGCCCAGCAGCAGTGCGGCGTCGAGGGTGCCGTTGCCGGCGAGGACGACGCCGTCCGGGGTGACCACGATTGGCTTCTGCTGGCCGAAGGTGCTGAGGCTGTTGGCGATGGCCTCGACGGCTCGTGGGCCTCGCGCTCGGGCGTTGTCCGGGTCATGGGAGAGCCCCGACACCTGGATGCGGTCGATCTGAAGAGGTTTTTGCGGCATGGGCCTACAGTCGTAACCCAGAGCAGGCCAGTCGGCAAGCTCTTTTGGTCGGTGCCTTTTCGGAAACAGTCCTTGCGATAATGGGGCAGACACCCGATAGTACATCTGTCGGCGGGGAGTTCTCCGCCGGCCCTCTCCTCAAGCCAGCACCCTCCGCCATGAAGCTCTCTCAAACCGCCTCCATCAAGTCCAACACGATCAACCTCG